TGAGGTAAACTATTTATCGGCAGAGTTCGTAGTTCTCTGCTACGCAGACTAGGAGCAAAACAGCATGGCGAAATTCGCAGCTACCGATTACAAGGTGACCATTAACGGCACAAACCTTTCGACAAACCTTAACCAAGTTGAGTTGTCTTTAGAATCCGATGACTTAGAAACAACTGCATTCGGTGGAACTTTCCGCGAACGCATTGGTGGACTAAAGACTGGATCATTGACACTTCAGTTCATGCAGGACTTCGCAGCTTCAGCCGTAGATGCAACGATCTTCCCGCTTTACAACACACTTGCAACCGTTGTTATTACGCCTACATCAGGCACAGTAACTGCAACAAACCCAAGCTACACCGCAGTATGCCTAGTGAACTCATACAGTCCACACGCTTCATCTGTTGGTGACCTTGCTACGTTCAGCGTTACATGGCCTACATCAGGCACAGTCACAAGAGGTACTGTCTAACTATGAAAGTAAACCTGCGCGTAACTTTTAATGACGAAACAGTAGAAGAAGTATCGGCTACTGCTCGTGACCTTGTTGCTTTCGAGGACAAGTTCAGCAAGTCTGTTGCATCGCTTGAATCAGACTTCCGTATTACTGATCTACTTTGGTTGGCATGGCATTGGCTAAACCGCTTCGGCAAGACTAAGAAAAGTTTTGAAGAATGGTGTGACGATGTTGAAACAATTGAAGCGAGTGAACAAGACCCAAAATAGCCGGGTTGGGTGACTCATCCCAACATTGGTATTTGGCTTATCTTGCAGTTGAAACTGGTATTGCTCCATCAGTTTTAATGCAGGAATCTGAACGTATGCTTTATACGTTAGGAATGTATCTGCGCTGGCGAAATAGTCAGGGGACATAATGCTAAGTATTCGAGTTGTTGGAATAGCTGAAGTTGCCAAAACCCTAAAGGGCATAGACAACGATCTAGTTAAACAAGCGCGTAAAGATTTGCGCACAGGTGCAAAGCCAGTTGCAGATGCAGTCAAGAACAACATCCCTACTGAAGCACCTTTGCGTGGCATGGTTCACAACGGCAGAACTGCGTGGCAACCATCAGGCGTAAAGGTCACAGTTAAAACAAACTTCACTAAGAAGGCAGAACGCAAAGGCACTTCATTAGTTTCTATTGTTGCTGGCGCACAAGGTAAGAACTCTCAAGGTGCTGCTGCGTTTCAGATTGCTGATATTTCAGGCAGGAAAAGATCGTCGGGAAGATCCGATCCAATCAAGCCGTACCCTTACAAAGGTGGAATGCGCACCCATAGAAAGAACGGTCAAGGCCGCGCAATGATTCGCGCATTGAATGCACAAGGCCGAGCATCCAGATACGTCTACCCTGCTGCCTTGCGTGAAGTTCCTTATGTTCAAGATGTGGTGCGCGGTACAATTAGGAAACTGCAAAACGACTACAACCGCAAACTGAAAAGGTAGGTTATTTCAATGGCCGTAATCTTTCCTATTCTTTCCACGTTCGATGCTGCTGGAGTTAATAAGGCTCAACGCGCATTCAAGGGTTTAAGCGGAACTGCTAAAACCGCATCTATTGCTTTTGGTGCATTAGGTGTTGCCGTAGGTAAATTTGGATTTGATGCAGTCAAAGCTGCTGCTGAAGATCAGACGGCACAACTCAAACTTGCCAAGACATTAGAAAATGTTACAGGCGCAACAGATGCACAGACGGCTGCCGTTGAAAAGTTTATTACGGCACAACAATTCGCAACTGGTGTATCTGACACGCAACTTCGCCCGGCATTGGAAAATTTAGTTCGCGCAACAGGTGACGTTACGACGGCACAAAACTTATTGAAACTTGGACTTGATGTTAGTGCAGGTTCCGGGCGAGATTTGGAAAGTATCTCGTTAGCCTTAGCCAAAGCACAGGGAGGGCAGTTCACAGCATTACAGCGTTTGGGCATTGTCATTCCTGAAAACATTAAGAAGTCTCAAGACTTTGCAAAGGTGCAGGAATACTTGAACACTTTGTTTGGTGGTCAAGCTGCGGTTGCTGCGGATACGTTTGCAGGCAAGATGGCAATTCTGCGTGAACGACTAGGTGAAGCACAAGAAACTATTGGTGGATTATTGCTGCCAATACTTACGAAGTTAGTAGATTACTTCCTTAAAAACGTCATGCCTGCTATCGAAGCAGTTGTCACAACGATTCAGTTTGAAGGTGCAGGTGCTGGTCTGCAATTAGTTATTACAAACATTGCAACGGTTGTTACTAATCTCGAAGGTACTGCGGCAAAAGTTAAAGACCTAGTTCTTTTGTTTCTTGGTATCAAAACTGTTTATCCTTTAATTGCTGGTTTGGCTACACAATGGAGAGTGGTTTCTACTGCCATTGGTGTAACTGCAACGACTACACAAATTGCAACTGGTGTAATGAAGAGGGCTTTAATTGCTACGGGTATCGGTGCGTTGATTGTTGCTGCTGGATTCTTAGTTGCAAAGATTTATGACATTGCCATTGCAGGTCAATCAGCAGAAGCAGACATAACAATATCATCTGGCAAAATAGGTTCTCGCTTTGGAGATATGGCGCAACAAGCTCATGCCGTTGTCGTGAAGATGGATGAAATTAGTTATGCTGCAAGACACGCAATGGATGCCGTTGAGAATGCTCGTCTAGGTATTAACACCAAAACAGAAACATCTGGTTATGTTCCATCTGCATATGTTCCACCGCCAGTAGGTGGTGGTGGTCTTACTAAAGCTCAAAAGGCCGCGGCTAAGGCTGCCGCCGCCGCTGCTAAGGCTGCTGAAAAGGCTGCCGCCGCCGCCGCTAAAGAGATGGCCAGAATTGTTGCTGCTGCTTCCAAACTAGCAACTGCTGCCTTAGCAAAGATGAACGACAAACTAACTCAAGCGCGTGAGAAACTTCAAGCTGCTAAAGATGCTTACGCTGAATACAAGAACAGCATTAAAGAAGCAATCATAAGTCAGTTCTCTTTCACATCTGCTTTGAGTGTATTTACTGATAGTCAAAAGAATGCAAAAGATGCTGCAAAGAATTTAGCAGAAGCACAACTTAAATACAATGAAGCGTTGAAAGATCCTAAAGATGTTCAAAAGGTTTCTGAGGCGTTGAAAGACTTAACTGCTGCACAAAAAGAAAATGCAGATGCTACTGCAAACAAGAAAACATTTATTCAATCTCTAAAAGAACAAGCAGCAACGGCTGTTGGCTTTGCGGACAAAGTTAAGACTTTAATCAAAATGGGTCTATCTCAATCAGGCATAGATCAGGTAATCGCAGCTGGCGCAGAAGCCGGAACTGCAATTGCTGATGAACTTATTGCTGGTGGCGCAGGAGCAATTAAAACAACAAACAGTTTATTAACTAGTGTTGAAGATGCTGCTAAAAGTCTGGCAAAGTCTGGCGCGGATCAGTTCTACAAGGCAGGCGTTACGCAAGGTCAAGCAATGGTGGATGGGATCATTTCCAGTATTACCAAAGCAGGTTTCATAATTCAAGGTGGCATGGCTGCATTGCCTAAGCCATTGCAAACTGCGTTAAAGAAAGGCTCATTAACTTCTGCTCAGGGTACTGAGCTAATGGGAATCATTGGCAATTCACAATCAGTAACCGCACCTGCAAGTAAGTCTGGATCAGGGGCAACAATTAACCTAACGGTCAATGCCGGCATGGGCGCGAACGGCACAACAATAGGCAAAGACATTGTGGATGCCATTAAGAAGTATGAACGCACAAGCGGCCCGGTCTTTAAGTCGGCGTAATGGCAGTCCCACAAACTAAGGTCTACATTGGTTTTGATCTGTCTGCTTCTGGTGGCAATCTGTTTACACTTAACGACACAACCAAAGGCGTACTGAATTCAACTTATGTCTTAGGCGGTGACGTTCTTACAGACGTTACAAACTACGTTGCATCTGTATCCGTCAATCGTGGCAAGTCGCGAGAACTAGATCGCTACACCGCAGGAAATGCTTCGGTAATCTTGCACAACGATTCGCGTATCTTTGATCCATTCAACACCGCTAGTGCTTACTACGGCAACATTGTGCCACGCAAACCAATTGTGATTGAAACAGATGGTGATCGCGTATTCACAGGTTTCATAGATGATTGGGATTTGACCTACGACATTTCAGGAAAATCGTTTGCAAGCGTTTCTGCAATAGATGGCTTTATGCGTTTGTCAGCTGCGGAACTGGATTCGTTTGTCACAACGAGCCAGTTAAGTTCTACAAGAGTTACTGCAATTCTTAACCGCCCGGAAGTGGCATGGCCTATTGCTAATCGTTCTATTGAAACTGGTCTGACTACTTTGCAGGCTGACACCATTGCAGAAAACACAAATGCTTTGCAGTATTTACAACTTGTGGACACGACAGAAAATGGTCAGTTGTTCATGAGTAGATCAGGCGCAGTTACTTTTAAGAACCGCGCGTTCAATCCTTCATTCATTAGTACCGTTGTGTTTGCAGACGATGCAACAGCAAACGCAATTCGTTATTCAAATATCGGCGTTATGTATGGATCAGAAAACCTTTACAACCGCGTTACGATAACGCGCAACGGTGGAACTCCACAGGTCGCAGATTCAACCACTTCACAGAATGCCTATGGTGTTGCCGCGTTCTCGATTGACGGGGTTCTACTAACTACGGATACCGAAGCGTTGAACTTTGCAAACTACCTAGTTGGGCTTTATGACGAACCTGAGTTGCGCATAAACGAAGTAACGGTAAACCTGCACGACAAGACACCAGAAGAAGTAGACAAAATTTGCAGGCTTGAAATAGCAGACGTGGTTCAGGTTATATTTACACCTAACCAAATTGGATCACCAATAAACCAGTACGCAATGGTGACTGGAATCAGTCACGACATAGGCATTGACAACCACAGAGTTTCTTTACAATTGGCTTCAGTAAGCGTTACAAACTTTGTTCTCGACAGCGCACAGTTTGGCATTCTTGATACCAACATTCTCGCTTACTAAGATAGAATCTAACTAACACAAGGAGTAACAATGGCAGGATCAGGCCGTCGAGTTTTTACCGCCGGAGATGTATTGACAGCATCACAAATTCAGGACTATTTACAAGATCAAACAGTTATGGTCTTTGCTGGAACTGCCGCACGTTCTTCAGCTATCGCAACGCCAACTGAAGGAATGTTCGCGCTCACGACTGATAATGATCAACTTGATTACTACAATGGTTCTGCATGGGTTTCAGCAGTCCGTATTGGTGCGTGGCAGACTTACACGCCTGTCTGGGGAAGCAACGGTACTCAACCCGTTTTAGGCAACTCAACTATTACTGGTGCTTTTGCTCAGATAGGTAAAACTGTTCATTTTAGAATTGAATTGAACCTGCTTACCGGTGGTGGTTTCTCAGTTGGAACTGGAAGTAGATATTCATTTACAACACCGACATCTATAAATGGAACCTCGTTTTGCAGTGGTTATTATTATGATGTATCTGCAACTAATTTTTATCCAGTCACTTGCAGAATTACTGGTTCTAGTATTGATGTAGCGTTTTATGCAGCAGGCCCATCGACTATTACCGGATCAGTTTTAGGTTCTTCAGCACCAGTTGTTCCTGCAACAGGAGATATATATATATTTAGTGGAACGTACCAATCAGTATGATGATTTCAATTTTTAAGTGTCAAACAAAAGACTGCCCATACAACTTAAACGCAGTTAGAATTTTAGACTTTACTAATCCCGTAATGTGTGGTTGGTGTTTTTGTTATTCAGATGCAGTTCAAACAGACGAACCAGCACCAACATCTGAATAAGTTAAACTAGAACAAATGCCTGCGCATAACATTCTTGGAGTCACATTGAAGCGCAAACAAGTTAAAGAAATCCTGTTCCGCATGGTTGCAGTTGTAGTTGCATCAGTCATGGGAACTATTGGCGCAGGCGCAATCATGGGCATTGAACTATGGAAGTCCGCCAGCATGGCAGCGATTCTTGGAGTTGCCATTGTGCTTGAAGGCTTAGCTCGTGCTTACATGACAGACGGCGTTCTGAACGAAGATGAAATTAACGACTCATTCAACAAGGCGAACGGAAAAAAATAACATGGCATCACCAATCAAAGGCGTGGCATATAGTACGGGTTTCGGAGTTCGTGGAAATCGTTGGTCTACAAAACGTCATGAAGGCTTGGACTTCGCCTGCCCCGTTGGAACAGACGTTCTAGCGCCTTGCGATGGTGAAGTTGTTAAAGTCGGACAAGTTTGGGGTAAGGCATTCGGTCAGAACTCAGTTCTGCTAAGAGTGCCTGAAGGTTACCTATTATTTGCGCATTGTTCGAAGTACCTAGTCAAGGTCGGGGACAAGGTTAAGAAGGGGCAACACATAGCTGAAGTGGGTCGGGATGGAAATGTCACAGGCCCACATCTGCACATGGAACTTCAAGCCAAATCTAGTTGGACAAAGGGTGGCGGAATAAACCCTGCCGCGATCCTTGCAAAGTAAGTGATGGGAATCATTGAACTAGGTCAGTACGCTGGCGCACTAACTGCCATTGCCGTTCTATTTGGCATGGCGATCAAGTGGGCAATTGTTAAACCCATCAAGGCGTACATAGATCAGGCTACTTATCCAATTCACCCGGAATCGAACGGTGGAAAATCCTTGTCAGATGTAGCTCAGACGGTGAACCGGATTGAAACCCGTATTAGTGACCTTGATTATCGCCTTAATTCCATAGAGGAATTGGTTACAAAGCCTGCGACACGCACCAAAAAAACAACATCCTGACACACTTGCGCCTTAGACTTATCTAGACGAAAGGTGGTCATCGTGACCTTACTTGACGATCTAGACGAAGTGAAAAAGAAAACATCTATCTGCACCATTGCGCGTATAACAAAGCAACTCAGCGCAAAAGAATCTCAAGCATTGTTAGAACTTATTGACGATCCAGAAACAAGTCCAACAAGCCTTTCGCGCGTGTTGGCTAAAAACGGCTTTAACGTGAGCCGACAAGTCATAAATCGACACCGCAATCGCGGTAAAAAAGAATTGGGATGTACCTGCTCATGAGCCTTACAGACGATCTTTCAAAGCTAGGCGATGACGAACAGCGCAAGCGCGTAGCCAAATCTATTCCAGCAGGGTTTGAACCGGGCATTGAGTATGACTCAAGTGGTGGCGTTCTGCGATCAGTACCGCGACCAGCAGGGAATGAACCTGACCACGCTGAACTACTGGCAGAGTTTGAACTAGACCCTGCTAAGTGGCGCATCACAGGGTTACGCCGTTCCAAGTGGCAGCGTTGGGATGGGGAATGGTTAGAGTCGTTTCGCGCTACCTTCGTACCCACATCAGGCGCACATCACGTTCCCATAGATGATTTACTCCAAATCGTAGGGAAGTGGAAACCACAGAGTACCGTTTCTAAGCCCGTAAAGGGGTCTGTGAGCAACGTAGCCTACGTTGTGGTGCTATCAGACACACAGGTTGGAAAGATTGACGGTGACGGTTCTGAAGGGATTATCAAGAACGTATTACATAAGACCGATTTAGCGGTTGCCAGACTCAAAGAACTACGCAAGTCAGGGCGCGACATTGGCACGATCTATCTACCGCAACTTGGTGACTGCATTGAAGGCATGAACTCGCAAGGTGGCAAGCACATCTGGCGAACCGACCTAGACCTTACTTCCCAGATTCGCGTGTACCGCAGATTGCTATTGCACATGGTCAAGACATTCGCGCCATTAGCTGACCGCGTGATTGTGCCTTGTGTTCCCGGTAACCACGATGAAGCAGTTCGCGTTGGAAACTCAATGGCAACTACCTATACAGATTCGTTTGCGTTAGATGCAGCTTCAGCCGTTGCAGATGCGCTTGCGGATCATCCAGATTTCAAGCACGTTAGTTTTGTGTTTCCAAAATACGACACATTGACGGTGACTCTGGACATGGCAGGAACAGTTGTTGGTCTAGCGCATGGTCACCAATGCAGGGGCAAGGTTGTGGATTGGTGGAAGAACATGGCGCATGGACAACAAGACATTGGCGAAGCGACTTTGTTATTGACTGGTCACTATCACCACTTGCGCGTTGAGCAGTCAGGGCGCAAGACTTGGTTGCAAGCACCTGCGTTAGACGGCGGTTCAACTTGGTTCGAGAACTCAAGTGGTCAAGCAGCACCAGCAGGAATGCTTACTCTAACTATTGGTGAAGGGAAATGGGATGACCTCAAAATCTTGTAAGCACGTTTGGATTGAATTACGTTTTGCAGAATACGAAATTCTAGAATGCCGTAAGTGTTACGAGGTGCGTTCATGACAAGTGAAGAACTAGCTGACCAAGTTACGGCCTGCGTTGAGTCGTTGCGTTCACGCATTGTTGGAACAGGTGATCAGCAATACAGTCGGGGTAATGAGCAGTCAATTGAAACTAAGTCTGGTGGTCAGGTGTTACAGGAAACGCTTGAAGAACTAGACGATGCCATTGTGTATTTGGCGCATCTTCGCGCTAGACTGAGCAGGCTTGCGCAGCTTTAGGCAATCCCTAAAACCGTAAACGCCACCTGCTTATGCTTTGTCAGGTGGCGTTTACTTTGCCCGTTTGCATTTGTCATACATTTAATCTAATGTAATACGAGAGTAGGAAGGGTTAGCAATGGCTGACGAAAAAGAAAACAAAGAAAACATGATCGCGCTTCGACTTAACAATGAGCAGATGCTTGCAGTTAAGCAATGGGCGTATCAACACAACGCCAATGTAAGTCAGGTAATCAGATCAGCAATAGAACTAATGACAGGAGCAAAGCAATGAGAACACCTAGTGAACAGCTAGTGCAAACAACATGGATGGCAGACCACAAACTATTTACAAATCACGATGCCGTTACGCCCGTTGATTGGGCGAAGGTTTGGGAAGTCGTGGACAACATAGATGAAGCAGAGTTCGATACAGACCAGTTGGTTCTGGTTGCCGTTCTGGAGTTCTTGTGCGGTTCTGAAATGGTTGAAGTCAGCCTTGACGAGATCGCAAACTTGCCGGACATGGAACGTCAAGCAGTTGTAGATGCGTTGCGCTTGAAGTGGTCAAAGGTCGAACTGCAAGAGAACCTGTAATGGACAACGAGGAAATACACGTTGAGCCACTACCGTTTCAACAAATTCCTAATTGGGTATTTGAGTCAGACGTTTCAGCTACGGCGATAAAACTCTATTTGGTGCTGCGCAAGAACGGTGATAACAAACGCGGCACAAGTTACTGGTCACGCAAGAAACTTGCAGATCAGATGGGTTCATCTATTGCGACAGTTGATAGGGCAAAAGCGGAGTTAATAACCGTTGGCGCAATCTGCTACATCAAGCGTAAGAACGACACCGGGGACTGGACTTCAAACCTTTATCACGTTCACACAGCCAGCACTCATTCATGCAACTACCTAGCCCCAAAAATGA